ATATATGTAGTTAACTTTAAACGTAATAGAATGCGTGAGCGTTTAGATCCAGGAAATTTTGAATTACCATTAATGCAACTAGCATCGGGTCGCGCATTGAATGCTACGGGAAGTGTTTTAATTAGCAGTTCAAATAAAATTATTACGCTTATTGATGATTCTACAATTGCATCTGCTACGTTAGGCGAATCTGGTAAAGTATATAATATAGTATCGGGATCACTAACATCAGGTGTACATAATTCAACGGCACCTGTATATTATGGATTAGCATATCCAGATCACGGAATTTTAGTATTAGATGGTAAAATGTTAGATCAGCAATTAAATTTCCAAACTAATACCGGTTCTAGCTCAGAAGGAAATAATCATTTTGCATTATTCCATTCAATTTCTGGTTCTGCTTTATTAAATAATACCGCTGGAGATCCATATGGATTCCAAGCTCGTAATTCTGAAAAAATAACAAGTACACATTATTTCGTTCGTGTTAAAAATGCAGAATATAACTTTTCAAATAATCCATCTTATGTGACTGGTTCTGTAGGTCAAATTGCAGAAACATCGTTTATCGGTGATCCTAAAACGTATATTACGACAGTTGGATTATATAATGATCGTCAAGAATTACTAGCAGTTGCGAAACTTAGTAAACCATTATTAAAATCATTCCAACGAGAAGCATTGATACGAGTTAAATTAGATTTCTAATTTTTATAAAATAATCATTGATTTTAGCCCTGTTATATTTATTATAAAATAACAGGGTTTTTTACTATTATGCCAGAATCTAGATTACAACATAGTGAAGATACATATATAGGAGTATATCCTACTGTATTTAAAGGTATTGATGATTCGGATGTTTATTCAAATACATTTCAAGTATTTAAATCATGGATATTTTCATCTGGAAGTGTTACTAGTAGTGCATTGCCTTTACGTGCTGTTTATACAGATAAAACATATTTACCAGCATTAGGATCAGAATTAACATTTAATGATGCATCAAATATAGATGGTAGTTTACAATCTGTTACATATTTTTCTGTTAATCATTTATTTTATAAATACAAAGATCAACCATATAATACATTTGGTCCTACTAATTTAAATCGAACAAAAAAGATTTTATATCAAACTGCTTCAATTTTTGTAATACCTACAATTAAAATCGGAGAAGCAATTAAACCTGCTTCATTTACATTATATTCAGATAATAATATCGGAGTATATGGTACTGGCACATATGGATCTTCTTTATATGGCAATAATTTTACATTAAATTTAAAATCAGATCGGTATGGCAATATATATAATTCAGATTTTAATACCTCATCGATAGTTAGTAATGTAAAATGGAATGATGGATTTGATGAATATTTTGATATTACGCGTATAAAATATGAATATGCAAATATTTCATTTATACCAGGTATTACTACAACTACCGGCATTAGTCAATCTATAGGATTATCTGCTAAATTTACTGGTAATGGATATTTAACAGATACGTTAGACGGAATGTATAATCGAAATAATAATTATGCAATTTCATTTTTTATATCAGCATCTAATACTAGTAATAATAAAATTATTGCAACTAAATCATCAATAAATGATGTTCAATGGCCATTTAAAATACAAATAAGTGGTAGTAATCAAATTGTATTTAGTGCTGCCGGCGGAACGAACTACATTTCACAAATTACATCTTCAGCTACTATGTCTAATTGGACACATGTTGTATGTGAAAAATCTGGAAGTTGGATGAATATGTATATTAATGGTACGTTGCATGCATCTGAATCATTTGGTATTTTTACACCAGGTTTTGGCCTAACCGGTTCAGTTAGAATTGATAATGAATCTAATTTATACATTGGTGGATATAGTACATCTGGTTCGTGTTTTACTGGATCTTTAGATGAAATACGTATTTATAATAAATCATTAACTACATCAGAAATTGGATATTTATCTGATCGTACAGAGGGTGGAACTATGTTACAAACTAATCATGTTGGTAATGTATTTTCAAAACAAGGAATCGTAGTAATTTCGTCACCAGATTATAGGTATGATAATTTAATTGATTTGGATTATACTGCTAGTTATAAAAGTACAAAAACTATACATGAATTAAGTGTATTAGCAAGAATTGATTCTGGTGATTTTAATATGTCATTAAATCATTCATTAACTGTAGATAATGATGTAACATATCAAACATTTGTAAGTAGTAGTATATTTAATCCGTATATAACAACGATTGGATTATATGATGATGCTGGTAGATTATTAGCAATTGGTAAATTAGCTAATCCTATACGTAAAAGAAATGATGTTGATATGAATTTTTTAATACGTATCGATTTAGATAAGGAAATAAAATGATTCGTTTAAAAAAAATATTATTAGAGTTATCAGAATCTGAAATAAATCGTTGTTTATTGAAAATTAAAAATAAAGAATTTCGGTATATAGGTGGTGGTGATAATGGTCGAGTATATGAAATTGATGGAGAAGATAAAGTTTTTAAAATTACTAAAGAACGAGATGAATTTGAAGTAGCAAAACGTTTAGTTAATCGTTATTCGGAGTTTACTACATTTATACCGGTATATTATGTTAATGATACAGATATGTATATAATGGCAAATGCATCCCCGATATCGACAAATATACGACGAATAATCGATGAATTTATGCAAGAATTTTCAGAATTTGCTCGAGCAGAAGGAGGTGAAGTTTCAATATTTGATTTTATAGAACAAACTGATTCTATTAATTCGATATTAGATAATTTTTTAAATGCATTAAAACAAGATGTAGAAAAATTAAATATCCCAGAATTTGATTTAGATTTAGATTTTAGATCAGACAATGTAATGAATTGGAATGGGAATTTAGTATTAGTTGATTGGTAAATATATATAAATAAATAAAAAGGTATATACAATGTATAATTTAAAAAAATTATTAACAGAATCTGATAAAAAAATAAATAGAAAAAAACCATTTTCATTATCACCTAATGATCCATATATGTATTATTGGGAAACGACCGGTCAACAAGATAATCCACAAGGTGGTGTTTGGATGTCGAAAAAGAAAAATACTACTATGGAAGAAGAACCATGGTATGATTTAAGCGTAACATTATCGCCAGCTAAATATGCGGCCGCTAATAAATTATTAGGAGCTAATCCATTATCTAATACAGCATATCAATTGGATTGGTCTGGGGAAGGTGATTATTCTGCAGTAAATACATCGGCTGATGTGAATAAAACAGAAAAAGATAATTATGCATCCCAATATAATAAAATGCATGGTGGTGATAAAATTTATAATTTAGATCAAAATATAAAATATGCAAAAGGTAAGTATAAAACATTAAATTATTTATCTGATAAAACTAAATATACCGAAGCTGGTCAAGCAAATTCAACTACAGTGCCTAAAATTTTAGGTCAATCCCCAAGCGGAGGATGGTTAAAAATTGAAATTCCATGGGGTAGTGATAAACAGAAAAAACAATTTTATACCCGTGCTAAATGGTTTACAGATGGTACGTATAATTTTAAAGATGGTAAACGATCATATAAAGTTTATTACGCAAAATAAATAAAATAAAACTAGTTATGGCAAAAAATCATTGGCATGGTGCTGCAAATTCAAAAAGAGCGAATGCATTAAAATACGGTTATAAATCTGGATTAGAACATACTGTAGCAGATTTTATAAAAACTACAGAATATCCTTTGAAATATGAAACGGATACATTAAATTATATAGTACCGGAACGTAAAGCAAAATACACACCAGATTTTGTTTTTACTAAACGTGATGGTACTATAATGTATATTGAAACTAAAGGACGATGGACTAGTGCTGATCGTTTAAAAATGAAACATGTTTTAGCATCGAATCCCGGAATAGATATTCGTATGGTATTTCAAAATCCTACACAAAAAATATCAAAAGCATCTAGTACTACATATGAATCTTATGCAAATAAACTAGGTATAAAACATGTAGCAAAAAAATCAATTCCGACAGAATGGTTAGAAGAATGTTTGAAAACTGGCGAAGAACCGCAGCAAGTTAAAAAGTTT